GACGACCTATTTGGCGAAGATAACTTCTTCATTCACGGAGGGGCGGTAGCATTCGCTTATTTGCCCTATGCAATAGTAGGGAGCATATCCTGGCTGGCTTTCAGTGTGAGAGTAATCGCACTGGCTTTTAGTATGAGACTGTGGCATAAGTATTCCAGCAATGCTGTCGTAGAAGAAGTAGGTAGAGGAGCGTTCATAATTTTAACCCTATTTTTGTATTGAGGTTGCGATGCCAAAGACTAAAGAAATCACCTTATCAAGGGAAGAATTAGACGAACTCAAGGACGAAATCCGTTTTCGGGAGAAGGTTGTCCTTCAGCTCAAGCAACTTAACGGCATTCCCAAGAGGGTTTGGAAACTGGAAACCCAGATGAGCATTCACTTTGCCTTAATCCTTGCAGTCGTCACAGGGATTATAGGGGTGGCTCTGAAGGTTCTGGCAGGGTAGCCAGAAGAGAAAAAGGAGGTGGATTATGTCCAAGATTTTCGCTTACATTATGCGTAATTTGGGCGAACTCGTTAATGTCGTAGAAGCGGCAATAAGATTGGCGGCAAGTATTGCCTCGCTAACGCCCAGTTTCTTCAGTTTCTTGCAAACCGCCATAGACCCCAAGAAGCAATCCCAGAGGCAGAGAAACAAGGAATACCGCCTCTGCAAAAAGGCTTTACGGCTTGCTGCTCAAATCTTCAATATGCAGGAACGATACCGCAGGATGAAGCGCAAAGACCTGCAGAAGGAGATGTTAGCCCGCCGAATTAAAGCCTACATCAGGGAGTTTAGGCGGTTGCTGGCGGTTGAGTAAAACATGCTTTCCGTAGCAGAAGCAATAAATTTTATACACCAAAACGGGGCGAGCATTGAACCTCTTGGGAATTGCTATAAAACAGTTAAAAAATTATTAGAAGACAATTTATATGTTGCTGAAAGAAGCAACGGCGAATTAGTAGGTTTGGCGCTTTATTACAAAATAAACGAAGAAGATATAGAGAATTTGCCCAGCGTGTATTTAAATTGGCAAATGCTTCCTAACCGACCAGATGGCGAGATTGCTTACATAGATACATTGATTATAAAAAATAAACACAAAGGAGTTCTGCGAAAAATGTGGAATATCGGAGTAGGAAGAGAAAAGAAGGTAAAGTTTTTGCTGTGGTATGACCTGAAAAATAGCAAATGGCATATGAGCAGAAGGAGGAAATTATGAGACTCTGGCATAATGCTGAACCCCTGAATTACCACTTAAGTTTTTTGAAAGATGTAATGTGGAAGGGGGGGGATTTTGGGAAGTTTTGGCGAAGGAATATTGAGCGTCCTATTGAAGCACTGTTTCGCCCTAAGAAATTTGCTGGCACAGGCGCAGGGAGAATAGCGAATATGATTTGGGGGGCAGTTCCAGGTGCTGGTCCCGCTTTAGCAACAGCCTACGGAGCACAGGCAGGCAGAGCGCATGGAGGCGGGACGAAAGGTATGCTGGCTGGCGCTCTACGAGGTTTTACTCTCGGCGGGGCTGGCAGTATTGTGAAGGGAGGGCTCGCAGGTGGCATGAAAGGGCTCTCTACAGCAACGCCAGGCATTGGCTCAAAATTAGCAGGCACAGCTAAGGGAGTATGGGAAGGAATGGGCACAGGGCTTACAGGATATAAAGAAAGTATCCCTGGTTTTGGTAAAGGTGGAATGTGGAATAAACCAACTCCCTCTTCAGAGTTTGCGGGGGTATCTGCTGAACCAGGGGTAATAAGCCAGCCACATCCAACAGGGGCATATCTATCAGGGGCAACTCCTACATCTTTAGGAGTGCCAACAGCTGAAGAATTGGCTCTAACATACCCAGGAACGGGAGCAATTGGGCCCTCTGCAACAGCAGCTACGCCAGCGTCGCAAAGTATTTGGTCTTCTCTTTGGAGCGGGACTAAAGGATTAGGCAAGAAAGTGTTAGAAACAGGAGCTTTAAGCATGGCGCTTCGGTTAGCATCAGGAGCGGTTCCCACAGCCGAGCCAAGTTATGAAGCCCGAAATATGTATGGAGACATCTATGCTAATGTAACGGGCAGAGGTGGCGTTACTCCCACAGGGCGTATAGGCACAGAGAAGTTAGGCGAATTAGCAGCAGGAGAAGGTTGGACTGAATTAGACCAAGAGCGTTATGAAAAGGCAGCTGCAAACTTGGATGAGGACCTTGAAAAGAAATTGGCAGAAATGGAAAAAATGTATGCAGCTTATAATGCGTTAGATAAGGGCATTGGAAAGACAAATGGCTGCAGTTGCACAAGCGGTTAATTATGATGTTGCCACTGTTAACCAATTGTTTAATATCGCCAAACAAGTAGGGGCAGATGAGATAATACGAACCGATTTAAAAAACCAGGATTACGAACAACTTCGCAAAGATTTGAATACATTAGCATACGCCTCTGAAGGCGGCGGAAAAGTCACAAGGGACGAAAGCGGAAACTGGGTTGACCGAACAGGAAGGATACTGAGCGAAGAGGTAATTAAAGCTCTTGGCGGTTTGCAATAAGAATAAAGAAACAATAAAGCGAGGTGATAAATTATGCCAGTCAGCAGATGGACATTGGGGAGTATAGCACGAGGTTTGGCTCAATACCCCCGACAGCAGCAGCAGATAGAGCAAGCAGCAAGAGAACGCCGTGAAAAGTTTGCCTACGACATTCTCAAGACGAAATATGAATACGACAGAAAAGCAGAATTGGCACGGCTTACCTTGCAACAGCCTGAAATGCTTGCTCCTGACAAAGTATTTAAACTCAAATCAAAATTTGAGAAATTGAAGTTAAAATACAAAGATGCTGAAAGAGAAGGCAAAAGGTATGGTGCAGGAAGGTTAATGCAGGAAATAGAGGCAAACGGGATAAATTATGGAAAACTTTTGTCTGAAGCAGAAAGAGGCAATGAACAAGCTGCGGCACTGATAGATGATATAAAAGCCTTCAAACAAACCCTCCCTGATGAATTAACCGATTGGATGACTATTGCCGAACAGAAGAATATCGGGGATACAAAGTTTGAACAAGCACGAGGATTAGCGTTAGCAACAGGGCTCGGCCAGCCTAAAACTCCCGCTCCAATAGGAACAAGAATAGTAGGCGGCAGATTTGGATTTGGCGGAAGGGGCCTTGGGAGCTATAAAATTCCCGTTTACCCGAACGAACCCGCAGACAGTTTAAGCCGAAGAAAAATAGAAGCATACCGAGAATATAAAGGATACAGCCCGCTTTGGAGCAAAAAGGAGGGGAAAGTAGTTGTCCCTGATTTGTCAGGAGCGGTGCAGGGACAAGAGGCTACTCCCCCTGCCGAAGAAAAGGTTTATGCTTCCGAAGAAGAAATACAAGCCGATATAGATGCAGGAATAATCAAAGACGGCGATATTATTATCGTAAATGGTGAAAAGAAAAAAGTGAGGTTGCGGTAATGCCGACTTTTACTTTGGAAGATGTTAAAAAAAGGGAAAAACCATCTTGGACTTTAGAGAATGCTGGAAAGAAAGCACCCACTCTTACCAGAGAAATAGTAGAAAAAACAATTGATGATGTGGTAAATACTTACGGCGGAGATGCCAATTTGGCGGCTTTGTTAAAAGAAACTGCCGCACAAGAAAGCCATTTTGGTAAATTAGCCCCTAAAAATGTAATGCAGCTAACGCCTATACACCTAAAGGAAATGCGGAAGCTAAAATATAAGCCTATGCTTGCTGTTTTAGGAGCAAAATACACGCCTGAGGGAAACCTTGATGCGAAAGATTTAAGGACTAATGTTATTCTTGCTTTAATGCGGTATCAAACAGCAAAAGGGTTTAAAGGGGCATCTGCCAAACAAAGCGAACGAGCGCAGCAATGGAAAAACTTTTATAATACGAAAAAAGGAGCAGGGACAGTCGGGAAATACAAACAGACGCTTAAAGATTTAGGCCTGTTTGAAGAAGAAAAAAACTGGAGTTTTCTCAATCCCCTCGCTGTTAAGGAAGCATACGCAGAAGAGCGGCCCAGCTTTACATTAGAGCCAGTAGAGCCCTCCAAAAAGCAGTTCGGTTTCACACTGGAGGATGTTAAGCCTGCCAAAAAATCAGCAATTATAAACGAAGCCAAAAAATTCTTTTCTCAAAAACAAATAGCTATGGAAGCGGGGAGGCGTGCGATACCCCACTATCTTAAATGGGAAACAGAAACACTGCAACCTGCGCTAAAGTATTTCTTTACCAGGGATATAGAGAAAGCCAAGAAGCCCTGGGGGGAAATTTGGAAAGAAACTCCTGCCTACAAAAAAATTCCTCATCCTTCCGAAAAGTTTATTGCAGAGCACCCAGTTAAGGCTTTTGTCCCCTGGCTTGCTACTGAATATCTGCCCGGTGAATTGCTCGAAATGGGGACACGCCCATCTTCCTGGGTAATATGGAAAGGATTGGAAAAAGCAATCCCCGCAGTTGCTAATAGTGCGTTAAAAATAATTGCCAAGAAAAATCCCAAATTATATCAATTCCTTACAAAAGAAAGGCTGGTGGTATCCCCGCAGGCAAAAGCTAGATTAAAAGGAGAATTGGCAGGAGCAAGATATAGAATTTTGAAGAAGCTGGGGGTAAAACAGCCTACCGCTTTGAAACCTTTATCTGAAGCAGAGGTGAAAGAAGCGTTGAAGCGGGGAGATATATCTTTGGCGAAGGCAATAAGGCAGTCGCCAGAATTGAGAGCAGAAGAAATTGCAAAGAGGAAAATACCCTTAACAGGGGAAGTTTTAGAAAAGCCATCACAGCCAGCCAAACCCACCCCCACAGTTGCCAAAGAACCCCTCAAATCGCCCGAATTAGCCCCTGAAATACCAGAGCAAAGGGTAGCACCCGTGTCTCCTCCAGAAGTTGGAATTAAACCTAAAGTAGAGGGCATTCCGAAAGAAATAGCCGAAGAAGCAAAACCCACAAAACCAAAACCCCCCAAAGCTCCGACCTCTCTTATTACAGTAGTAAAACAACACGGTGGAGTTGACCCTGAAAACCTGAAAGCGTTAGGTTATGATATAAAAACTGACATACAAGAACATGGATTACTCTCTATCCTAAAGAAAGGTGGGAATGGATTAGATGATATAGCCACAGAGTTGGCAAGTGAGGGGGTTATCAACATCCCCCCAGATGAAACCCCGAGTAGTTATTTACTGCATCTTTTGCAGAGCAAAGAAGGACGCAAAATAGGTGAAATAGACTGGGACAAAAAGTGGAAGGAATATGAGTTAAATCTCCCCGAAGCAGAAACCCCAATAAAGACTGATGAATACAGGACTATTGAAACAATTGTTTTGCGCCCAGGCTATAAAGTTATCCGCAATGGAGAGGAATACATAGTAAAGAAAGGCAAAGAACCAGGCACATTGCTTATAGAGAACGGAGAAACTTTAGAGTTAGACGATACCTTCGATACATTGGACGCCGTAGACAACATAATTCCTGTAGGAGAAGAACCACCCTTAAAAACCCCAGAACCCCCAGAGAAACCCCGAACTGAAAATGCCTTATTGGATAAGCAAGCAAGCCAATACATCAAAAACATCAACAGCAAAACACGCAAGCCATTCACTAAACTGCGGGATAGTTATAAGATTATAGATGCCTTCGGTAAAGCAGGCATCATAGAAGGAAATATAGGCAATGTTGTAGCAACTTCTATACAAGGTTTGATAGATAAAATTCGCCAAACTGATACCCTCCCAGCATTAGAAACCCTGTTGAATAATATCAAGAAAGCCGATTATCCTAAAACCCAGCAGGCAGTCTTATTGGCAGAATACTATCTGCGCAGAGATGCTCTAGCCAAAACAATAGAAGCCGAGAAAGCCAACAACAAGTTCCGTATAGAGAAATTAGGGGGGCTGAAGAGAGTAATGACCTCACACCCCAGCGAATTATCCCAGATTAAAAGCAAAATAAATAAATTAGCCGTTGCGTATTATAACCCGCAGTTTATGGACCTGCAGAGAGAAATCAAAGGGGCGTTAGACGCTGAAACAGCCAAATTCATCAAAAAAATATGTGCTGTAGAACTGCGCAAGCGAGGGGCAAAGAGCCATCTTGAAGAGGTAGCCAATGAGATGTATCTCCTCTATGCTGAAAAACTCTGGCGGAATTACTCCCCCGCTATGGAAGGAGGGTTAGCAGGGTATATTAACGCTTCGGTTGCTAAGAGAATTGATAATGCCCTTGACCGCATTAGAGGGGTATCTCCTGCCCAAGCCCAAGATATGCGCAAACTGGAGGAGCTTATTAGGGAATTTAGTTATACGAATGAACGCCCGCCCACTGTAGATGAAATTGCTACTGCATTTAAATGGAGCAGGGAAAAAACCGTTGCCGTTTTGGATAATATTAAACTTAGTTCTCCTGCTTCTATAGATGCTCCGATTAACCCTGAAACAGAACTCACTTATGGGGAAGTTTTGCAAGCCCCTGCTCATTATGACCAGAAAGAAATGGAGAGTTTTGAACTGCTTATTAGAGAAGCAGAAGATTTCATCAAAACGCAAGACCCTGTTAGCCAAAGCATCTTTAGAGCGGTGATGTCAGGAGAGAAATTTGAGGCAATTGCCAAAACGCTGAAAACCTCTGTTCCCGAAGTTCTGAAAAAGTGGGACAAAATAGGGCTGAATCTCCGTGAATATATCAAGGAAAATCCCGACCGCAAGCAAGCGATGGTAGAAATTCTTACCAACTTGAATAAAAAGATGCACCAGAGAGAAAACATTTTTTACAATAATGCTGGATTTGTCCGCATCCCCAGTAAAGAAGATATAGATAACGCCCTTATAAGATTGGAAAACTACGCCCAAGAGGTAAGGGAAAATTATCCACATATTGAGGATAACATACGGAAAACCCTTTACTATGCCAGCCGTGCTTGCAGATTGGCCCAAGTTAATACCTTATTTGAACCTGTCTTCAATGCTGCTGTAGAGGAAGGAGTAAGCAAAGTAGAAAAATTAAGAACAGAGGTTGGAAAACTTAACTACCAGAGAAAAATCGCTCTCCGCAAAGGAGCAAACATCCGTTCTCACTACATCAAAAAGAACTATAAAAAGGCATTAAAAGAAAGCGAGAGACTTTTAGCGGATGCTTTGGTAAGAGGCAGAGCAATAATGCGATACTTTACTGGGGCTGAATTGAAAGAACAAGGTTTTAACGAAGGAGAGATTGAGGCTTACAAATGGATGGTAAAACTGCAGAAACTCATTACTGAACTTCATCTGCAGATTTGGTACGAAAAGTTGGGATTAAAAGACCCAAAATTCACGGATGCTATAAATTCTGTGAAGGAACTATTAGGTTGGGATGAAGATAGAATAGGATTAGCCAGCAGGGATAAATTACAGCAGGCTTTATTAGAGAAAGCGGGCTCTCTCCCCCCAGAAGAAACCCTTAAACTGCTTGAAACTTGGCGGGAAAAATACCAACACTTGCAAGCAATTTCCGCTCGTTTTCACGATGGATGGGTTTCAATGCAACGATTGATGGATAAAGATGGCTACCACTGGGCGGTCATTGCTAAACATAGCCCTAAAACTTATCAGTTGACATTAGAAGGAAAAGGAGAACTGCCAGATGTGCATCGTCCGCCTACAGCGTGGTTTGAAACCTTTGAGAGCAGGAAAGAAGCACTGGCACGCAAGCAAGATTTAATTGCCAGAGATTATGAAGATGTCCAGTTAGTTAGAACCCAAGAGATGAGTGCTCCGAGATAAATTGACCCCTGGTTATCTCAAAAAATTCAGATGGGTTAAAGGCTGGCATACCAAGTTGGAAGAAATCAATAAGGTAGTTGTCAATTCGTTTGAGAGCGCTTCTATGCAGTTAGCCCGCTTGCGGGTAAAGAGAGCAACCAAGCCTCTCCTCAAAGCCATCCAAGACAGCAAAATACCTACCTCCCACACCCTCTATAATTTTGCAACCAGGTGGGTGGCGGAGAATTTTATATCTCCTTCCGAGAAAGGAATAGAGTTCGCAACTATACGAAGGCTAATTTATACCTACTTCATTGGCCCGAAACCCTCCTTTAGTTTGCTGCAGTTTACCCAGAATTATATATTAGGTGTTCCTGCCATTGCAAGGTGGTTGACTCTCCAAACAGGAAATATGATTAAATCGGGGGTAGAAGCAAATATTGCTATGCAAAAGGCTATTCCCCAAGCATTGAATTATACCATTAAAATGCACTTGAACGCTGTTGTTCACCATCTTATAGACGGCATTAGCCGAACCTTCCCTGATGCCAAAAGAAAACAAATACTGGAATGGTGGGAGAAACACGAGCAAATACATCCTGATATTAATGCAGAAGCCAGAAGCCAGATTAGAGGCATCCAGAAAACTGCACAAAAATTAAAAAAAGGCAGAGAATTAGACCCCGATGTCAAAGCAATGTTAGATAAACAGACAGATAGGGGGTTGACTAATGCCAATATGGCGGAGTTCTTAATGTCGTTGGAGAGCGGGGCGCTAGAGCCGACTTTAAGGCAGAAAATCGTGCGATTGTTAAACTTTATCCCAATGAGCACGGAAGTTTTTAACCGAAATTTAACTTTGATAACAATATTGAATTTAGCCAAGAAACATAATATCCCTTTTGATGATAATCTTATAACATCCTCCAGAAACATTATCTACGACTCACACTTCTTGTATCACAATATGAATAACCCCCTCTTTTTGTCTTGCCTTGGCCCTCTCAAGGGAATGGGGAAATTGCTTTACATCTTCTTCTCTTTCTACCAGGAATTTGGGCAAGCGATGTTTAATGCTGCTGGGCAGATGATACAGAGCGGATGGAATATAGGAGTAGGCGGGAGGAAATTATCCCCTGCTGAACGGGAAAAAGAAGTCCGCAGGTTTAAAGCAAACGCTAACTGGATGTTAAATATGCATTTATGGATGTTGTTCTGGGGTGGTATTCGGGCTCTCCCTGCTATAGGTTTATTAATTTGGTTTCTCCGCCGAAAGAGAAGAAAAAACCTTGATGAAGAAGTGCGGAAAATGGCACTGGATAAATGGCAAATGCCTCCGCAGGTTGCACAAACCTGGAGCAATGTTATTATGGCTGGAGTGCCTAATATGTTGGGCATAAATATGTCTAATTCTGTAAGTTGGGATTGGAATAATGTAGCAATAGCAGGTCTATATAAGCGGTTGGTTAGAGGTTGGAAAAAACTGCAGAGAAATGACTCCAGCGGTTGGGAGGATGTTTTGCCTGTCTTTGCCAGTTCCCTATGGAGAAGCCTGCGCTATGGAGAAGAAGGAGGCATCCCTGCAGGGATTAGAATGACCGAACGCCTGCGGGAACGGCAGGGAATATACGGCATAGACAGAGGCAAACTCCCGCTTAATAGATTTGAACTAATCCTGAAAGCATTAGCTTTCCCTCTTTCCAAAGAGCACCAATTGTGGAAATGGAGAGAAGACCCCCTCTACAAGGATAAATTAGAACAGCAGTCTATTTTTGCCGAGAGAATGGCACGGGCGGAGTTGGAGGGAGATGCCGAAAGAATAGACGCTATCCGAAAACAAATAGCCCGCTATAATTCAAAGATTACTAACCCTGAATTGGAAATTAACATTCATAGTTCCAATTTCAAAAAGTCAAAAACATATTATCTCCAGAAACTGCAAGGGCTATGAACAAAATCTTACATCAGGCTATCCAGCAAGTAAATAGAAGACGAACCCTGCACCAGAACGGTTCAGGGCGAACAGGGAGGTTTAAAATGACTATCAGTGAAAAGATCCAAGAGGAAAACCCCGATTTAGCTCACCAGTTGAAATCTCTCAAGCGGGATTTCAGAACAGGGAAACTTGTGTGGTGTTGTGAAGAATGCGGATCCTGGCAAGATGTAAAAGTAGATAAAAGAACCCGCCAGTATCTTTGTAGAAAATGTAGGGAAAAACTTGAGGAGAAGGGAAGACCTCACACAGGAGCGAAAGCATAGGGGAAAGGGGGTGACTTCTCTTCTCCGCTAAGGAGGTACAAGATGAGTTTTAAACAAAGAGGCAAACGTGATGGCACAGGCCCCTTTCGGGGTTCATACAGACGCCGTGTCTCAAGAATAGGCCGTCGGAGAGCAAGGGGAGTTAAATGCCCCAAGAGATAAGACGGCGGAGATTTTTATTGTAATTTTTTATCTCAAAAATATATTGGCGTGAAGTGTAAAAAAATATTGGAGAGGTGAAAAAATGAATACAATAACAAAAGAGTTTACTTTAGAGTGCTTAGAGGATGTTGAGTTCTGCATTGACGATTTAGAATGCCCAAGCCAGGTTGAATACGCAGATACCCCAATAGACCTAAAATTTGTCTTAGAAAACAACACGGTCGGCAGCAAAGCTATCCTTTTGGGGAAAATTCAGCTTGAAAAAGATGGAAAAGTTTTTTTGCGCAAAGACCCTGGCGCACACGTATTAAAACGGCACAAAAAAGACACATATTGCGTATCGTTTACTTTGCTTGAAGCTGGGATAAAAGACGCAGGCACGTATAATATAAACCTTAAAGCGGTTTTATATGTTTATGGGAAAGACAAGGAACTTCCAGGGAAAGTTTTGGAAAGAGCTGTAACCATTAAAGCGCTAAAAGGCATAGGCTTGTATTTTCCTGGGGAAGTGTATATTACCCCTGCGAATAAAATAGAAGACGCAGACAAGGAAATAAAAATAAATTATTCTCTGCAAAACAACTTTGATAAAAAAATTAAACTGTCAAAGGTGTATCTGCAAGTTGGCGACAGAACAATTGCGGAGGAAGAAGTGAACAAAGAAATGAACACTGGAGAAAAGCTAGAAAAGGCATTTCTTATTATACCTTCTGAAAAAGGGATAGTGCATAAGGAAGTATATGACTGCAAAATTGTTGTGGAATACGAATAGGGAATAAAGCACTAGTTTTGCTCTGCAGTTTGCCCCTTGATAAACATCAGGGGGCTTTTTTATTGTTTACTGCCACCAACTTCCAGACAAAAATCAAAGGGCGCCTTTCGCATTTTTCCAACTTCTTCTTTTCACTTTTAGAACTTTAATTTAGAACTGTCCTGAACTGGATTAAACTTGGTTTTAGAACTGTTCTAGTTTTAGAATTGTCCTAAAAACGCAAGTTTTAGGCAGAGGAAGGCTAAAGTAACCCTGTGGTTACGAAGGTGAGAAAAATAGAAGTGGTTGGTGTTTTGGCGGGAAGGCTCCTTACCCTCCACACTTCCGACCCAGGACACCAAAAACCCTGCTCCGTTAAGGATGGAGTTCCCGCTTGGAGTTCTTGCTCCTCAACAAGTAGATTAGCGTCAGCCCTCAAACGCAAGTTTTGAGGCGTCGGTCGGCTGAAAGTCCGTAGCGAGAGTTGGTCAAACTCCCCCCTTACCTACGTTGACACTTGGGTGGTTAGTCCAAGCACATTGCTTAACGACCAGAGAGCAAAAAAGCCATTTTGTCAGAGGTTTGAGTTTTCAGGTCTGAAGGCATCCTCAAACCTCTGAGGAAATGGCTTTAATGCCTTCAGACCTATTGTTGATTGTAATATACCACATTTTGGAAATCTTGTCAAGTCTTGATGAAGGGTAAACTTTTACGAAAAAAGAAGCATAAGTGAGCATTTGGCAGAAAAAGGGCAGAAAATTGGAGAATACTGGGTTAAATGAGGTTTGACAGCCAACTCAAAATTTGGCATAATGGGTTTGTCAGAAAAACAAGAACTTGAAATTTTACAAAGGATATGGTATACTTGCTATAGGAGGTGAAAAAAATGAAAATTAAACTAAAGCCGAGAAAAGCAGTAAATCTCTCCCGTGAGAGTTGGGAGATTTTACTGGAAGCAAAACGCAAAACAGATAAATCTTTTCAATTGTTGACGGAAGAAGCAATAAAGAAATGTTATAAAAAACCACGGAGCGAAATATGAGCCCATGTGAACAATTTGTTAGCAACAAAGAAGAGGAGGTGCAAGATGGAACATAGACGCCGCATAGGGAAAATTTCTGCCGTAATTTTCTACCTACTGATAGGGAGTTATCCTGCCTTCGCAGAGGCGCCGCAGGATATTCTTATTACCAATGCTGCTGCAAACCAAACTATTACTCGTGAGTGCCTTACTTCTGTTGCTGTTGCTACTGTCAAGAAAGCCGATGAACCGATAGTATTTGTTGACAAGAATGACCCCATTATCCAGCAAATAGAGAGCGGTTACCAACTTTTCAAAAATACTTCCCCAGGCATCTGCGGGATAGGATATGACCCCCTTACAGCTAAAGCAAAAGATTTTTTTCTCCCTGAAAAAATTACCCAACCAACCCCACTGGAAATAGTTGACCTCGCAACCTTGCCTTTGCTTGGCGGCGTTACCACCAAAACAATCACAAGCACGCCAGGGGCAGTTAAAGTAGGGAAAGCTTTAACACAAGGAAAGAAATGCCATAAATTGCTTACCCGCCACAAAATTCTTCATAAACAGATTGACATTCTTTGGGAGGATTACTGGAAGACGCTCTTCCAAGGGGAGCTGAAGAAAGCGTGGCGTATCCTGAGGGAAATACACCGCAATGCAAAAGAACTCACAAAGGTTGAGAAAAAACTGGCGAAATCGTTGAGTGAGTGGCTGCCTTGAAAAAGAGGCATCAAGGAGGGAGAAAATGTTTAAAATGTTAGCCTGGGCACTGTTACTAACATCAATAATAATCTTCCTTTGTGTAGCCTTTGTGGGGGCAAATATTCCCCGAATTATGCAAAGGGAAATTGAGAAAAATGAATAGTATAGCAGGAGGTGCAAGATGAAAGTAGATGTTGAAAAACTATACAATTTAGTCAAGGAAGGGAAAGCGGGAGGTATAGAATTCACTGTTAGCCCTGAGGTAAGGGACTTTACTTTTATTGTATACCCAGAAGGGAGAATTTGTTATACGAAATATGAATATAGATTATTCGAGGGCGAAGACCGTTTTAAAAACCCAAATATATCTACTTTTGAAGAAATACCAGAAATGATAAAACATTTTTTAGAACTGGAAAGCCTTTTAGTGAAACTGGGGGTTGTAATTCCAGAGGAGGTGCAAGATGAAAACGCTCGGTGAACGAATGGTAGAATTTGCCCAACGGGATATTGAGTTTAAGCGAAAAATGAATAGAGAATATAGAAAGTGGTTGGAAAATGAATATAGGTTTTTGAAAGACTGGGAAGAGGCGGAACGGGCAAGCCTTGAGGGGGAATGATGAAGGATTTATTTGGAGAGAAAGAAACGAAGAAAACAATTGAAGACTACAACAAAGAATACCCCCGCCGGAACGGTTGGTATTATCTGAAAATTGACGGAGAGACAAGGAAGCTTCCCTCTGTAACCACCATCATCAATACTGTTCTTGCAAAACCTGCCTTGCGATACTGGATGGCAAAGAAAGCAGCCGAAATTGCCCTTGATAACCCCACTCTAACTGCGGAAGAGGCGATAGCGGGGACATATAAAATCCGTGACACTGCAGGCAACAAGGGAAGTTGTGTCCACTCATTGATAGAGGCCTATACCAAAGAGGCAAAGATAGACATAGCAGGATTGCCCAGTGAGGTGCGAGGTTACGCCCAGGCCTTCTTGAGTTGGCAGGAGGCAATGAAACCGGAGTTTTTGCTGACCGAACAGGTAATATACTCCAAAAGGTATGGTTACGCTGGGCGCTTGGATTTTACCTGTGAGATTGAAAAGAAGTTGTTTTTAGTGGATATAAAAACAGGGAAGAACTTATACCCTATTGAATTATCTCTGCAACTATCTGCCTACAAGGTGGCGGTAGATGAAATGGGAAGCGCCCCAGATTTATTCCGAAGCATAGACCAACTGGCAGGTTTGCATCTACAGCCAGATGGGAAATACACTTGGATGGAGATTGAGAATAATTTTGAGGTTTTTTTAGCGGTGAAGAAAGTATGGGAGTTTTTGGAGAAGAAATAGAGGAGGTGAACTAAAATGCCTAACTTAAGAACCGAAATGGGTAGCTTCCTGCGAACAACCGACTTAAAAAAAGGAGAAATCCTTACCTTTGCAGACGCAGGAAGGATAGCAGAGGTTGACTTCAGTCGGACAAAGGACGGAAGCGAGAAAAAGAAGGTCTTTCAGATTACCGTTATCTTGCCCAACGGGGATGAAAAATTGCTCACAGTAAATAAAACTTCGCAGAACAGTCTAATAATGGCGTATGGCGAGCAAACAGAAAAGTGGGTTGGAAAAAAGTGCGAAGTCGACTTTATTCAGCAGTTGGTGTTTGGGAAAATGAAGGATGTGTTGTTCTTGAAACCATTGCAGGAAGACATAGAAAGTTAATTTCAGGCTGGCGGTGTCCATCTCGCCCAAACAGGAGTGCGGTGCTGTTCGTAACTCCGGCCGCCAGCGAAAATCTGCGGGGCAGGAAAACGCTCTTTGGCATAACAGAGTAGGATGGAGATACAAAGAGACCTGCCCCCTTAAAAAGACTTGGTAAAGAATGAAAAATTGCAAAAATGGAAGCGTGCGTAAGCATTTGGCAGAAAAAGGGCAGAAAATTGGAGAATACTGGGTTAAATGAGGTTTGACAATAATGGATTATTTTGTATAATTATGATATGATGAAAAAAGAAAAAGACATCCACATTAAAGTAACTTTAGAAAAATACCAAATTTTAAAAGACCTTGCGAGGGAAGAATATCGCAAGATTACTGCTATTGTTGATAGGGCACTGGATAATTATTTGAAGTTAAGAAAGAAGATGAAATAAAGGAGGCGAAAAATGCATACAAAAATCCCCGCAACGAAAGATAGGGCCATTTTTTTGTTCAAAAAACAATTAGCCCCATTTGGAGCAAGTAAAACAACGGCTGGCTACGAAAATAGCTTAAATGTTGCGGGGTGCTTCTCCAATGGGGCTTTTTATTTTTTTAGGAACAACACCAATGGCTGATGTGCAACCTGATAAATTTATAAAAATAAACCCCAATGTTATGGAAGCATTAGCGAAAATTAGAATTCCTGGTGAGGCTCGGCAAGTATTAGATTTTATAATTCGTAAAACTTGGGGGTGGCACAAGAAAGAGGATAGAATACCACTTTCTCAATTTGTTTTAGGCACTAACCTTAAGAAGCCTAATATCTTACGAGCGTTATCCAAATTGATAACGATGAATTTAATCATTATCAAAAAAGATAATGCGAATGGGCATAAGTATATATTTAATAAGGATTTTGAAATGTGGAAACCTTTATCAAAAAAGATAACAAGTGGAAAAGCGTTATCAAAAAAGATAACAAGCGTTATCAAAAAAGATAACAAATCGTTATCCAAAAAGATACCCTCAAAAGATACTACAAAAGATATTTATTCAAAAGATAGAGAGAGGGGAAAAAAATTCATCCCCCCCACTCTGGAAGAAGTCAAAAAATATATTACTGAAAAAGGATATTCTATATCTCCCCAGAGATTTTACGATTATTTCCAGGAAGCAAATTGGATAGATAGCAAGGGGAATAAAGTGCGGAACTGGAAGCAGAAAATAATTACTTGGCAAAGTTACGAGGAAAAGAAAAAACAGAGTAAAATAGATGGAAAACCAGAAAAAATTTACGAAGATGATTATGAAAAAGCGAAAGCGGGGATTAAATGATAGAGCAAAACATAGTAGAATATTTAAAGACTAAAGGTTGTCACTTTAAACAGCAGGGTTCAGAATATCTTACGGATTGTCCTTTTTGTGGGAAGCCACAGCATTTGTCGGTTAATCCAGAGAAAGGAGTTTGGCGATGTTGGGTTTGCAACGAGACTGGGAATATCTGGAAGTTGAAGAAATTTTACGGGGATATTAACATTCAGAAAATTGTCCCCCAGCAGGAGGAATATAAACGGCCAGTGAAAGACAGTGACCAGGAGTATCATAAAGCACTTTTGGAGAATGAAAGAGCGCTAGATTATCTTATGCACGAACGGGGTTTTACAATGGAAATTATCAAGAAATTTAAACTTGGTTATGATAAACAAAGAATAACAATTCCGTATTATCAGAAGGGAGTTTTGGTTAATTATAAGTTTCGGTGGATTGAAAAAAAAGGTTATTATCGAGAAGAAGGTTGCCAATCGACGCTTTTTAATGTTGATGATTTGGATACAAGTAAGCCAGTGTTGTTAACTGAAGGAGAATTTGATTGCATTTCTGCTGTTCAAATGGGTTTTGAGAACGTTCTGTCAGTTTCTACAGGGGCGGGAGGATTTGATAATGAATGGATTGATTTTTTTGAGAATGTTGGAGAGATTTATATTTGTTTTGACCAAGATAAAGCAGGAGAAAAAGGAGCGAAGAAGGTAGCAGAAAAGTTAGGCATTGCACGATGCAAAAGAGTAAAATTGCCATTTAAGGATTTTAATGATTGTTTAATGGCTGGTTTGAAAAAAGAGGATTTAGATATATTTTTTAAACAAGCAGAAGAGTATAAATTACCAGGCATAATTCACATTAGTGAAGTTTTGGGCGAACTTGAAACATTGTGGGAGAAAGGAGAGAGTTTAAAGGGAAAACCATTAACAGATTGGGGAAATTTTACCTTTGCATTCGGAGGAATGCGGGAAGGCGAGGTCACGGTTCTTTCTGGGGAGACTGCCGCTGGCAAGACAACATTCGCTATGAATTTGGTTTACCAGTTGTTAAATCAAGGAGAAGCTTGGATATTTTTTTCAAATGAAATGAGCAATAAAGCTCTTGTTGCAAAGTTGTTTGCTATGTATTGCGAGAAGGCGTTTTATACTTTAAGCAGAGAAGAGATGTTGGAAAGTATGAGTTTTTTTGGGAGTAGAAAATTGTTTTTTGTGAAAACAACAAAAGAGCTGAGTATAGAAAAAATAAGCGAATATTTAATTTATGTTAATAATAGATTTGATGTGCGGTTTGCTCTTTTAGACCATTTACATTTTTTTATACCACCTGGCGTAGATAAGCAAGTATATGAGATAGAGCAATTTATGCGTGGGATAGTAGATGTAGCGAAGAAGACTAAAATGAATATTTTGTTGGTAGCACATCCTCACAAGTTGAAAAATGAAACGGGGTATGTTCAAATGAATGATTTAAAGGGTTCATCAGCTATAAAACAAAATTCGGATAATATTATTATGCTTTGGCGGAATAGAAAAAAAGAGGAGAAAGAGCAGATATATGAAGTTTTTGCGGATATTCAAAAAGTGCGGGCTGATTCAGCTGTTGGTGGGAAGATTAGATTTTTGTTTAATCCAATGAGCCAGAAATATGCGGAGGCAAGAGATGATAAGCGATTTGAGGGAGATGAAATGTAAGCACTGTGGGCGGAGAACTTTGGTTTTCCGTGAGAAGGTAGAAGAAAAAGACGGAAACATTTTTTGGTATGTGCGGTGTAGTTCGTGCGGTCGAATGCAGAAAATTTGGATGGTAGGAGAAGCTCATGCTTAAATCAACCTCACAACCTAAACTTCTCCATGCACATTCTAAAGTTTCAGAGCGGCAATTAAAATTGCAGATTTGCAAGATGTTGCTCTACAGAAGATGGGTAGGCGGGAAGGTGAATACAACGGGAGTTTTCCTAACCCGCAAGAAGAGTTGGATTTTTGACCCATATACCTTCAAAGGTCTTCCCGATTTGCTGTTCTTTAAGAATGGGGTAATGTTGGGAATAGAGACAAAATCTAAAGGCGGGAAACAGAGCGAGCACCAGCGGCAGTTTCAGAAGGTTTTCCATAACCCGAAACTAAAACGCTTCTACATCCTTGCATACAGCTGGGAGGATGTAGAGGCGGTTTTACGGAGGGTATGATGAAATCTTGTTTGGGTTGTTTTCACTTTAAGTTTCTTCCGGGGACTTTCTTTGCCGATTTAAGGGTGGTTATTAGAGGTGTAAAATGAAGGTTAAAGACCAGGTGGTTTCGTTAGAACTGAGTAAAGAATTAAAGGAAAACGGCTACCCACAAGAGGGGATATTTTGGTGGGTGGAGAGAGGTCAACCCTATGGAGATGGATACGGAAACACTGCAAGAGATTTAACGAAAGAGATGCTCGTTTGTGTAGCAGAACCACAGGGATTTTTAGGGAAAGGTGGGCGTTCAAGCAGCGAGGGAAAGGATTACAAAGGGGACATAAAATTTAATGCAGTGCTAGTGGGAGAATTTGGGGATGATAATTATTTTCATTATCCTGTGTCTTGTGTTGCTCCCACTGTTGCAGAATTGGGAGAGAAGTTGCCTCACGAATTTTCCTTTGTGTCAGACCCTATATCCAAGAGTATTAGAATTACCAAAGCCCGACTTTCAGTTTACGAAACTTACGAAGGGATTGAATTCACGGGTAGCACGGAAGCTGAAGCCAGAGCTAAAATGTGGCTTTTTTTGAAGGAGAAAAATCTATTGAAAGCAGAGGAGAAAAATGCAGAAAAATAACAAAAAATCTTGTTTGGATTGTTTTCACTTTAAATTTATAGCCGGGACATTTTTTGCTCATTGCGTGAAACACCCAGAGGTCCATAAGATTATCACGAAGGAAATCTTTGACAAGAGGAGCAGGGGGATGAAGGAACTCCAAAAAATCGCCGAGAAATGCCCTGATTACGAGGGAGAGGAGGTGAAGGATGCTTAAAGTTTTAGGCGGTATTTTAATCCTGGATGGAGTTTTATCGTTGTTTTTGCCTGCTGATAAGTTTTGGTTGTGGCAGGTGGGAAGGCTTATCAGGCTGGGGATAGGGATTCTATTGCTTTGCCTGTAAGGAGGAGGTATATTATGGCGTGTGCAGAATGTATTGTTGCAAGGTTAGAAGGAGTTGGTTATAACCTGTCAGTGGACGGAGGCGAAGTGCGTGTTTTAGGATGCAAGAAGCATTTAAATATCTTTCTGGAGAGATACCATAAGGGGCTGAAGGCGGAAGAGAAAGCCACTGCTAAGGAGGGACAAGCGAAAAATGAAAAGTTTAATAGAGGCGAAACAACTCCTCCAGAAAATCGCCCAGAAGCTGGGGGAGGAGAAGAGCCAGGCACTTCTCAAGAGGAAGGGGTACAAAACGATTGAAGAAATCCCTAATATTCCCGCTTGCAAGAGGCTGATTAATCTATTTCTGTGGGAATACGAGAGGAAGGAGCAGGGAGGCGAACAGGTTCTCCGCTGCCAGCGGTGCGGAAAGGAAATCAACCGTAAGGTGTATGAGTTCTCTGTGGAACACTTTGATGTGCCTCTGTGTTGGGGTTGTCAGATGAGGCAAAGGAACAGAAACGGGAAATATCGGTGTAGTGCGAATGAGAGCAATATCCCACTACGGGATTACGAGGAGGAGGAATGGTAAAGGTATTCATTATGGTATGGGCAGTAGTAGTATTGTTTCTGACAAGCGGATGTGGAAAATGAATAGTATAGTAGGAGGTGAAGATTGTATTCTTTTAGAGAGTTTAAAGAACTGTTAGTTGTTGGTAAAGAGTAATTTAATTCTTTTAGTACGGATATAGAGTAATTGATAAGGTAATTGAAAGATAGTTAAGTAGTAAGAAGTAGAATATTGATAAGATGGAGAAGGATAATAGAATAAGAAATGGAGTAAAGAATGGAGAGATTATATAATGTATAAATGGACAGTATATTGGGAGGTGTGAGATGAGATCTAAACTATTACAGTATAAAACTTTACATAACAGTTCTAATTCTAAATTTAGTTCTAATTCTACGATTAGTAGAGATAAAAGAATAGAACAATTATCTAAGATATTTAGTTACTGTACACAGAAACTAAATAGTACTGAAACAAGAACAGTAACAGAAGAGATACTAACACATATACATAAAAGATAAGAGATATGTATTATAGACTATATGATAACAGTAACAGAAGATAATAATATATAATAGCAATAGTATAGTATAGTATGTATAATACACAATGCAGAAATGAATGGTATAGTAGGAGGTGATAACAATGACAAAAGAACAAGAGAGATTAGAGGAACTATACGAAAACGCATTGGTGACTTATGCAGACGAGAAAGGAGACTTTAGCGTCTGGGATTGGCTAACAGAGGAAGAGACAAAGGAATATGAAGAATTATTAATTAAAACGGGACAAGCAAGGCGGGAGGATTTTTGAGGTGAGGATGTCCCCCCCGCAAGGGGGGGTGGGGTATTCAAGTATAGTATCTACCCTCCCAGAGCATATTCAAAATTACCCCCCCTCCCAGAGCATATTCAAAAAAGACAGGAGGTCTAAAAGACAGGAGGTCTAAATGGGAAAACTAAAAAAAAGCTATCCTGATATGGCTTGCAGGTGCGAGAAATGCAGAAGGTTTGGAGACGTTAGGATTGTTTTTGTTAAAAAATACGGCTATTCTATGACTTTATGCCCAAAACACCGAAAAGAGTTCTACGAAAAGGGGCTAATCCCTAAAGAAATGCTAAAAAATATAGTATTGGATGAAGGCACAGTCCGAAAGGTGGGTTAGGCTGAGGTTGTAAAATCGTTTTTAACCTACCAAATTTGACGAATTAGGGGGGGTTTTGACGCAGGTAAGGTCTTTATATAGGTAGGAACATTTTAAAAGGGAAAAAAATGGCGGAAATGCCAGATGTAGCAAGGGGGAAGAGATGGAGACAGCGAAAGTCCTGAGGTCGTCCCACCGTCTATTTGCCAATTTAAGCCGTCAAACAAGCGATTTTAGGCATTGTGGAGTTTTGAAAACCCAAAAAGTGGGATACAGGTGGGAGAAAAAGAAAGGAAAAATGGAAAGATGGGGGTGAAAATGCGAAAAAAACGGTTAACAAATAAGGTTAAGAAAGCCCTTATTGCCGTCAAGGATTCCGAGAAGCTTCTTGCTCCTGACGGCAGAGGCAGGAGAAGGCAAACCTTCAAGAAGGAAGTCCAAAATGAGCTATGCATGCTGAAGGGGTGTTTTTTTACCGATAGGGAAATCACTGAAATTGTCAACAAGAAGCACCAATTGAAGCTGCAGGTTAAGCAGGTGGAGAACTTTTTCAAACTGCCGAAGCACCGAGAGCAAATGCTGGAGTGCAGGCAGGAGTATTTAGGGCAGATTGGGGAAGTGCCAATTGCCCATAAGCGCATTAGGCTGGAGCGTTTGGAAAAGATGTATCAGGAGGGCAGAGGGGAGGACAGGATTAAAGCCCTTGTTGAAGCCCGCAAAGAAGTAGAAGGCGAGCTTACGAGTTTGACTTTCAATGTAGTTAAAAAATATGAGAGGATGAGCGATGAAGAACTTGAGAGAAGACAAATTGAACTCCTTGAAAGAATTAGAGAATATTCAGGAAGAATTGGAGAGGCGAAAACGGCTGAACCCGCTGAAGTATTACACCCCGAACGGGAAATGTGAGGAATTTGTAAAAATGACTGCTGGGGATGGGTTTATTTACATCTTCTCCGCTGCTAATTCTGTGGGGAAAACAGCCTTAATGTGCAATCTTATCGGGAATATGCTGCTGTCCCCGCAGAATAAGTGGTTTGATTTGCCGTTTTACCGCAGGTTTAGGCGGAAGCCTCTTGTAGGCAGGATAATTGCCCCAGAGAAAATCATCAGCAATATCATTAACCCCGAGTTGAAGAAGTGGCTCCCGCCCCATAGGTATGCTCGGAGGAAATTAGGCAAGATGTATTACAGCAAATACGAAGTCGGCCCCCATAGTTTTGATTTATTGACTACTGAACAGGAGATACAGCAGTTTGAAGGGGCGACTTTAGATTGGCTGTGGATGGACGATTTTATCCCAGAGACAATTTTTAATGCCTCTGTTGCCCGTTTTAGGTTTGGGGGGAAGATTTTTATAACCCTCGCCCCTTTGCAGAAATCGGCGTTTCTCTTTGAGCGGGCGGATATGGATGCGAAGATATTGTATGCCGATATTGAGGATAATTGTATTGAGCACGGCGTCAGAGGCATCCTCAGGCACGAAGATATTGTGAAGATGATTTCTGCGTATGATGACGAGGAGAGGGAAGCGAGGCAGCACGGGCGGCCTATGTATCTGCGGGGGCTGGTTTATAAAAAATTTAAGAGAGGGATACACACAATACCTCGTTTTGCAATACCGAAACATTGGCCGAGATGGATGGCTATTGACCCACACGACAGGCAGCCCAATGCTATGGTGTGGGCGGCTCTTGACCCAACAGGTGATTTATATTTTTACGATGAGGATTTTTCTACTGATTTGACAAAAGAGACTGTAAAGCGGATAATTGAGAAAGAGCGCCAATATGGTAGAGCAACACGGCGGTTGATTGACCCGAATTTCGGCTTGAAGCGCTATGGCAACTCTGGTAGAACAGTTAAGGAGGAATACGAAATAGAAAGCCGACTGCAGGGATACCCGATGAGATTTGCTCCCGCCAATGATGATATACCTGCGGGGCATAAGAAAGTTCGGGAGTGGTTAAACTATGATGAAACAAAGCCCATAGATGAGAGAAACCACCCTAAACTATATTTCTTTGATGATTTGCAGAATACGATTTACGGAATGACGCATTATATGTATGAGGATTGGAAAGCGGGCAAGGACACTAAATCCCAGAAGGAGCGCCCGCAGGAGAAATACAAGCACTTCCCTGATTGCGCAAGATACGTAATAATGGACAACCCAACCAATCGTGTTTTAAAAGTGCATCGTCCGCAAGGGGGAATGTATTGAAGGAGGGAATAAGGAGGAGAGAATGGATGCGGTAAGTTTGATTTTTACAATTGCGATTTGGGGGCTGCTTATATGGACAGCAACCGCTAAATGTGTTAGATGGTGGAGGTAAGAGAAAGGAGGTGAGGCATAGAAGGCAAAATCAGAAGAGAGTTTTCAGTTTGGAGGAAGCGTGTTTTTTGTGGGAAAGAAGGGGATATAGAGCTAATTGGAGAATAACCCCTTAGGCCCATTTTTGAAAATGGAGCATATTACTTGGCAAGAAGCATTACAGGAGGGATTGCATATTTTTAAACCGAGATTGAAGAAAAATAGATATTCTGATGCAGTTGGGAATACCTCCCGTGAAAAGGCGATTTGGGTGCTGCTGAAACTAAATTGGACAGAAAAACAGATAGCGGCAGCGATAGGCGTCTCACAGCAATATGTGAGTAGCAAACGGAAGGAATTTGGGCTTTAATTGTATTTTTTGAAGATTGTATGTCTAAATAGGTAAAGGAGTAAGAGAAAAAATATATGCTGTTTAATTGTATTTTTGCTCTTATTTATGAGGGGGGGTATGTCTAAATGAAGAAGATAAAATTTGAAGCAAGTTTACCTCCGACAGCAAGTGCGATAACTTTAGATGGTATGGGCGATGGTGGAAAAATAAAATTAGATGTTTCCCGTCAGTATGTTAGTGCTTTGCTTGAAGTGCAGAGAGAATACGCCGGGAAAAGTTTTTGGGTAGAGATAAAAAAGGGGGAATAATGCCAGCAAGTGCAGAACGCAAGATAAAAGCAAGAGGAGGCGCAGTTCGTTGGAGAGTTATTAAGAGAGATGGGAAAACTTTGCGTTGCGCAGTTACCAGAAAAGCAGGAAAGCGGGGTGGCAGGACTGTTTGTTATCCCATAAAAGCCAAGAAGAGTAAGTGATGGCAATAAAAGATTTTTTCAAAAGAAAAAAAGTGGAGGTTTCCGAAGCCGAAAAGGAAGAAAACCAATCTCTGCAGTTCAACTTCAGCAAAAAACGGGAGCAGGAGATTGTGGAGATGGTTCTGGCTGATAAGGAGAACTATGAGGGCTCTCGCAGGGAGTATATGGAACTCCGCAAGGAGAGTATAAAACTTTACGAAGGCGTCCGTGAGCCTAAAAACTTGCCCTGGCAAAATTGCAGCAATATCTCCACTATGGTTACCACTGCGGTAGTTGATTTGCTGGCTGCAAAATTGTTCCCGTTGGTTTGGAATACTGATGCCATCCATTGGTGGCCGCAAAATAAAGCGTCTGGTTTGACTGTTAATGCAGTGCGGAAATTTATGCGCTGGGTATGTGAGCAGGCAAAGATATACGAAGACCGCCAGGGATTGCACGATTTTATAGATATTTTGCTCCACCAGTTGCTCATTGATGGGATTATCATCATAAAGCTGTTTTGGGACAGGCAGGAAAAGGATATTATAGCCGTTGAGCAGACGGATATAGACGAAATAACAGGAGAAACAATTTACGAGGAGAGAGTTAAAAGAGAGATCTTTGAAAACCCGTCTTTGGAATTTGTGCCTGTGGAGAACTGCCTCTTCCCCTATGACGCAAAAGATGAGCAATCCTGCGACAGCATTATACATCTCACTTATTATAAATACTCGCAGTTAAAGGAGATGCAGGCTAAAAAATTGATAAAGAACATAGATGAGAAATTTGAATCAGCCTTGCGAGAAATTGTTATAAAAAAGCAGGGCACAGAAAGAAGCCGTTTAGATGCCGCAGGGCTAATGCAGGTTTCAGCAAAAACCAGGCGCTACTCGCCAGAACTTCTGGAATGGTATGGGAAGTATGATTATAACGATGACGGCGTAGAGGAAGAATGCGTATTTCTTGTTTGCGGGGAAACAAAGACCTACCTTTCAGGTTATCCATTGGTTGCCCGAAGCAAGACTAATACCCGCCCCTGGTTGATTAGACCATTTTTTAGAAGAGGTAGCAGTATTTACGGCAAAAGCGTTCCCGAGCAAATGCGCCATCTTCAGAAGTTGATGGATGCTATTCATAACCAGAGGGTAGATGCAGGGAGCATTGCTATTGCTCCTCCTGTATTTTATCGCCCTGCTTCGGGGTTTGACCCTGAGCAACATCTATGGGGACCAACGCAGTGTATTCCTACTGATGACCCTAAAAATGATGTTTTAATACCAACTATTTCTACCAATGCCATTCAGTATTCCTTCCAGGAAGAACGTGTTATTCTTGGTTTAATAGAGCGATTGACTTCCGTTAGCGCTTACCAGGCGGGCATGGAGAGCGATGTCATCAAAACCAGAGCGACAGCCACAGGGACAATGGCAATTATCCAGCAGGGGCAACAAAAGTTTAACCTGCTCGCAAAACGAGTAGCCAGAATAGTTGCTGATTTGCTTACTCGCTTGAAAATGCTCTACGAAGAGAATATGCCCCCTGGTATGGCAGAAACGATTGTTGGCAAAGATGGCAAACAGATATTCCCGGAGGGATTATCTGCACGGGATATTATCGGTCAGCATTTTGCTTATCTAATTGTGGATATGGAGGCGGCTAATTTGGCGATTAAGCAAGAGATGATGATAGCAAAATACCAAGCGTTAATAGCCGACCCGCTTGTGAATGTTGACCCAGCCAGAATGTGGCAATTGCGGGCTGATTATCTGGAAGCGCTTGGCGAAGAGAACCCAGAGAAATATATAGGCTCCAGACCGGAAAGCCTGCCGACAATTAACCAAGATGCCGAAGAAGAATTTAACGCAATGATGGCAGGGAGGCGGGTGGAGGTATCCCCTCAAGAAAATGCTATGCAGCACTTGGTGGCGCACGCCGCTCAGGTGCAGACTGATAGATTTAAGCAAGCCCCCCCTAATTATCAGGCGTTGCTGTTGCAGCACATTGCTGAAACGCAAGAGTTATCCTTGCGGCAAATGCAGCAACAGTTTCAAGCACAATTGGCACAAAGAGGCGTAAATGAATATTCAGCAGAAGCAAGCGAAAATAGAGGCGAGATGGCTGGCAGACCTGAAGGGACATCCGGGAATAGAGGTGTTGGAGAGGAGGTTCCTGCAGGCGCAGGCCCAGGCGGATAAGGATATTAAAAGTTCTATCCGCAACAATGACGGCAAGTGGTTATATCATTTGGCTTGCTTTGATACTTGGGAAAGAGCAAGGCAGATATTAAGGCAAAAAATATAGGTTCTCAGTTTTCCTTTGAAACTGTGCTGATGGAGGCAAGATGGAAGAAGCAAAACAGCAAGTGCCGGAGGAATTGCAAAATGTAGATCCTTCTGGCAAGGGTGCAACTCCCGAAGAAACGCAAAAACCCGCAGAGCCAGAGACTACTTCTCCTCCAGTTGTAGTTCCTGACTTGTCTGCCGAAGAAGTTGAACCAAAGGCAGAGGGTGTTCAAGAGGCAGAAGAAGAAGCGGAAACCGAAGAAGAGCCAAAGCCGGAGGAAGAAAAGAAGAACTATGTGCCTCAGGATAGGTTTGACGAGGTTTATGCTAAACAGAAGCGTCTTGAGCGTAAACTTAAGTTGTTGGAGAAAACGGGGACGCCTTCCGTTCCGTCCTATGATATAGGCGAAGTGAATGTGAAGGAAGTTCTCGGACTTACCCAACAGCAGTCTGATAAGTTAGACGAGTGGTATGAGAAAGACCCGTTGTCAGCCCAGGCGTGGGTTAATGACAAAATTCAGGAGGTGAAGCAACAGTATAAGCAGTTTCATACTGAATTTGCTCTTAACCAGCAGGTTCTGCAAGAAAAACATCCTGATATGTTCAAAATTAACCCAGCGACAGGGCAGAGAGAATTAGATTTGACTACTCAAAAGGCGCAAGTGTTTAATAGGATTGCTGAAGAAAATCCTTACTTGCTTGATAGCCCACAGGGGCCAAAAGTAGCAATGATTCTTATGGAGGAAGAATTGGGAATACGAGGAGGTGGCAAAGTGAACGCAAATGCACTTATTGAAAAAGGGAAAAAAGCAGAGGCAGAACGGATAAAAAGATTGGCAAACACGCCAGTAGTGAAGACTGCTTCTGCGCCAAAGGCTCCTACCTCTGCCAAACTTACTCCAGCCCAAAAGGCAGTTGCAGCAAAAGCAGGTTTAACCGAAGAGGAATATGCTGCAAATCTGCAATCCATGAAATCAGCCTGAGCTGGCGAGGAGCAAAAGTGGCTATTACAATTATTAGTGGCGGGGTTCCGCAAAGAATGAGAGTCAATAGGGGGGCTTTTGGCACTCCGTTGAATTGTCCCATTTGCAACCCCGACGGGAAGAAGAAATCTAATTGGGAGTTTGTGCAGCAAATCACACCGACCAGAATTCAATACAGATGTAAAAATTGCAAGCAAACTATCCAATATGATTTTTCTAATAATCCTAATTTCCATCCTTACGCTCCTTACAGGGCGCCTTTCTTTACCAATCTCGTTGATAAGTGGAAAACAAAACGCAAGCAATAGGAAAACCTATTACTTGCAAGATAGGGCAAACCCTATAGGAGGTTAAAATGAGATGGGCTTTTGATTTAACGCACGCAGACCCCATTATCAGGGATATTCCTGTTTACGATTCAGCTTCGTTGGCTAACGGGGAATTACTGATGTTGGGAACTTCAGACAACAACACTGCCGATGGCGGAATTAGTGCTGTATCTGCTGTTAGCAACACTGCCGCAAACACAGCCATAAATGCGATTGGTATCCTTACCGAAAGCACCTATGAAAGTGGTGGGACTACTCCTAATAGGACAGTAGACAACACTTCTGGTGTTTATCTTGGGAAGGTTATTATCAATCCGTTTGCTGTGTATCTGGCAGAGGTAGATAGTTCTACAGGAGACGACATTGCCGTGGAATCCAATTCTACTACTACGACTATCTACGAGTCGCTTTCCAATATTGATGCCAACGGTTTGGATGGTTATTGGGTGTTGTTTAAGAACTGCAGCACATCTGGATTAGAAAATTGCTTAAGGATGATTACTGCCAATACTACTACTACTTTTACTATTCCAGCGCTGCCTTCAACACCATCAACATCGGATAACTACATCTTTGTTAATCCCAACCACTCTTACGTTTGCAATTTGAATGCGGAAGCGACTAAGTTAACCAGCGACAAAACTTTGGATTATCCTGAAGGGGCTACTAATTTGCGAATAATCCAGAGTTATTGCCAGGGAGATGGTTATCCACACCTGACGCCGTTGCGAAATTACCTTAGCCCAGGCGGGTCTGTTAATATTGGCGGAAATGGTGCGCTGTATGCGGAAGTCGTAATGAAAGACCATGTATATGGCGTGCAGGAGTAATAATAGGAGGTGGAAATTAGATGGCAATTGCAACAAGTGAAAGTTTTGGTGATTTATTAACGCCAATTTTCCGCAAGGTTTTCTTTGACAAATATAAAGCCATTCCAGAGGAATTGAACGAATTATTCGCTATGGAAACATCAAAGAAATCTGAGGAAAAATACAGCGAAGTTGGTTCATTCCCTGACCTTCCTGAATTCAATGGAACTTTGACAGCATTAGATAGTTATCAGGGGTATGATACCACTATTACCCCCAAAGAATATGCTGGCAAGTTTACCATTGAAAGGAAACTCTACGATGATGATTTATACGGCCTGATGAAACGCAAGCCAGCAGGTCTGGGGAGAGCAGGCGGAAGAACCCGAGAGAAACACAAGGCATCTTTGTTTAATGATGCTTTTTCCAGCAACCCTGCTTACCAAAGCGGGGGAGATGGGCAATATTTGTGTTCTGATGCTCATCCGAGCAACGCTGTTTCTTCTACGCAGGACAACAAAGGCACTACTGCTTTGACTTCTACAGCAGTAGAGGCAACCAGAATTGCGATGATGGACTTCAGGGACGACCAGAACAATAAGATTGGCGTTCATCCTGATACTTTACTGGTTCCCCGCAATCTGGAGCAGACAGCGTGGGAGATTACCAATTCTAAATACAAGGTTGATGATGCACACAATACAGATAACTTCTTCAGAGGGAAGTATGATGTTATTGTGAGCAGCTATTTAACCGACAGCAACAACTGGTTTATGATTGATCGTGAGCTGGCGAAAGAATGCTTCGTTTTCATCAACCGTATCCCATTGGAATTTAAACAGGAAGTTTCCTTTAACACTTTCCAGGCATACTCCCCCTGCTGAACAGTGTCCTGCTGATGCGTCCGATTGGCATTGACCCGAGAGGTAGCAGGCAAGGAGGTTTAAATGACAACTTTCAATGATAGAGTGTACGAATTAGGAGGGATTCCTGTAGGCGGCTCTGGCAACGAAGATTATTTCACCACTGGGAATGTTTACTTCGTGCATTACAGCGATGGCAGCGACAGCAATAATGGGACTCCTAAACATCCATTTAAAACGCTGGATTATGCCATTGGGAAATGCACGGCAAATGATAAAGATATAATCTTCTTAATGCCAGGGCACAGCGAAGCTATTTCAGCATCCGTTGCTGTTGATGTTGCAGGGATTTCTATAATTGGTTTGGGCAACGGCAGAAACAGGGCAACATTAACGCCTGGAATAACCAAAGCGCTGAATATCTCGGCGGCAAATGTTGCAATTAAAAACATTAGGTTTGCTACCCCCAGTGCTTCTTGCGCTACAATTGTCTATGTTAACGCTGCTGATGCCGTTATTGAGGATTGCTTATTTGAGTGCGGAGCAAACTTCTTGGACGGCATAGAGATTACTGCTGACGGGGACAATTGCATTGTTAAGAATAATGAATTCCGTATTACTGCTAATGGTCCTGACAGTGCTATCACCTTCAGCGGTGCAGCTGACGGAACGCAAATCATTGGTAATTATTTTATGGGGGGAAGCGACACTAATGCTTGGGATGTTGCAGCAATAGATGCTGCAACAGCAGGCAGCCAAGTAGTTATAACCAACACCCGCATAGAGAAGAATAGATTTCTTTATGGGGTTGGTGTAGATATTGAGAGTGCAGGCACTACAGGGATTATTGCTGATAACTACTTTGCCGAAGGAACACTTGGCTCTATGCTTGACCCAGGGACTTTAATGTGTTTTGAGAACTACGAAGCCGATGCGCCAGATGAGCACGGAAGGGCTTTCCCGACCACTGGCAGCTCGTGATTTATGCTATGGGGGACGTCTCCATTTTTTCCTTTCCGAATGGGGACCCCCCATTGTTTTAGTTTGCGAATTATGGATTATAACGAGGATTACTATTACCGTTTGCTGCGCATACAAGCGAAGACAGGCGAACAAATTGCCCGTATCCGTTGGGATTTTGTGCAGGAATGCAATCCTCGTGTAGTTCTTGATTATGGGTGCGGTGTGAGTTTTTTTAAGGCTTATGCCGCACCCGATGTAATAGTAGATACTTACGACATTATGCCTGTTATACAAACGGGCGTTAAGCACAGGAATTACGATTTAGTATGTTTCTGGGATGTTTTAGAGCATGTGAATTGGAAAAGAAAACCAGACAAAAAAATAGAAAATATTTTAACCAGAACTAAAAATGCGGCGGTTGCAGTTCCAGTATTGCCAAAAAATCAAAATCCCCGAACATGGAAGCATACAAAGCCTGGAGAGCATCTTTCCCGCTTTGAGAAGATAGAAGAGGTTATTTGGTTCTTTGAAAAGAGAAAATTTAAATGTCTCAAGATAGGAACACCTGAATGCCCCCCCAGAGAGGACATTTACAATTTTTTGTTTGAGGCAAAAAGATGAACCCTAAAAAATTGTTAAAAGTAGGCGTTCCTGCTGGCAGAAGATGTAAAGTTTGTGGTGGATTAGTTCCTTCTCCAAACAGAAAGTATTGTTCTACAAAATGTAGAATAAAACATTTTAGTGAAAAAAGAAGTTTTCTGAGAGAACAAGTTAGAATGATACCTTTGCCTGCAAAAAAATGTATAGTGTGCGGGAAAGAATTTGTTCCCCCTTGTTCTCATCCTCGTCGAAAATATTGTTCTTATAATTGTATTAAGAAAAGTTATAAACTAAGACATAGGAAAAAATATCTTAGCCAAGAGTTAGAAAGATACCACCGTAAAAAGTATGCTGGAAATTATTTGAGAGTTTTAGAAAGAGACAAAAAATGTTTGCTTTGCGGAAGCGAAAAAAATTTAGAAGTGCACCATAAAGATAATAGAGGGGCTAAATGCAAAGTTTCGCCTAATCATTCATTAGATAATCTTGTTGTTTTGTGCAGAAATTGCCATAGGAAAATTACTGCGGTGGAGTGGTATTACGAAAATAAAAAAATATTTATCAAATCGCAAAGTTTTGAATTACTAGGGCTTCCAAAGGAAATTATTGTAGAAGTCTCAAGTTCCAGGAGGTGATGTCCAAAATGATACCTGCCCCATTGCTAAAAGTAGCTGTGCCTGCGGGTATCGGTTAGGAGATATTTCGTGGGTGTATTCAAAATTAACACAACTTAATAGAGATTTGCATTTTGTTATTAGCAAGGATGGATATAAACGCTCAATGCCGTTCTGTAAATTACTGCCCAAAGTAAAAGAAGTGGAATACGGAGAATTTGATTACAAATTTTTGAAAAGGCGCCCCCAAGATATACAGAAAGATTTTTTGGAAAACACGGATAAGATAGTGTATTTAACCGCTAACGAACATTTAGATAATGGAGGAAGAATAGAGAAGTATCTCCCTGAACTGCCTACTGACCATTACTACAAGATAGAACACCCTGCTGAAGCAGAAGAAAAAGCAGAGAGATTGTTAGCAGATTGCATATACCCCCTGGGAATAGCAATGGCTCACAAAGATGTAAATAATGCTTGGAATGGTTGGACGCCGTTGGAATGGCTGGTGCTTATAAAAACATTGCGTAAAAAATTCCCCTATATGACGCCTGTTTTAATAGGGGCGTTCTGGGATAGAAATCTATCAAATAAGTTAATCAAATATCTTGAAGCCGAGCATATAGAATACATAGATTTGGTAGGGAAGTTATCGCTGGCAGAGAGTTTAGCAGTTATACGAAGATTGCCTTTTTTCTTTAGTTTTGCTTCAGGGTTATCTATCCTTGCAGTAAAGGAGAAAGTAAATACTGTTATGCTCTATCCAGAAAAATTGAGAAAGTTAATGTATGCGTGGTGTCCCTACGAGAGTTTGATTAAAGGTTGGTATATGCCTTCCTTGTGGGAGAGGCCAATAGATATTCTTACGGGCATACGGCAGAGGTTAGAGGAAACAATGCCGAAGCCCAAATAGGAGGTATAAATGGAAGCAATTATAGTAGCAAAAGAGCAACAAGAAGATGGTAGTTTCCACTACAATGTTCTAACTTCTAAAGGTGAAACTGTTTTTGTGCAGGCAGATAATTCAGATTTGGCTGTCCGTTTTGCTGAAGAAGGGTCGCATTTAGTAAAGCCGAAAATTGCCCCAAGTGTGAAGAAAGAAGTTGTTGCGGAGCCTGCAAAACCAAAGAGAAAGAAAAAAGTTGTTGCGAAGCCAAAGGGAAAGAAGAAATGAACAGAAAACTCGCAGATAGAGTATTTACCCGTGCCCCTGAGGTCCCTGTGGAGATTGGGCATCCCGAGATAAGCAATCGCTTATTAGAGGGGGAAAACTCCCCTCCTACGGCGACTTCAGACGGAAATGAGAGCAAGTATATCCGCTGTCGGTTTTGCGGATTTATCTGCAATATGGACAGAGATAATGAGTGTCCGCTGTGCGGGTCGGACAATTACAAATGATGGGTAGAGACGAAAGATTAACTCAAGCGCAAAGAAATAAACTATATCGCCAAGCAAAAGAACTCAAACGGAAAATCAGAGATAGTATCTGCACCTATGATGAAGCGTGGATACCTTCTCCCGAGAATGTGCAGAAGTTTATCAAAACGGATATGCGTTTGAAGCACGAAATAAGGTATTTTAAGGACGCTATGAAGGCACAGGGGGCAGACCCCAAAGAATACGATATAGAAAGATTAAGGAGAAAATGAAACTTATTTTGCAAATAGAACCTTCGGGAGTTGTTACCAGCGGTGGAAGCTGGCAAGAAAATACACCTAAAATAAGTGGGGGTTTTCTAAAAGAAATTTATGTTAAAGCCGCCAGTTCTTCTACTACATTTGATTTTGACTTGATAGACAGTAAGGATAGGATTATTTATGATGAAGACGGGAATTATGGATTTTTGCATCAAGTAGAAAGGGAGATTTGTTTGAAAGGAATTTATACGATGAGAATTGCGAATGCATCAGCCAATGAACCATTCACAGTATATTTAGCGGTAGATGAGAAATGAAATTAAATTTTTTCAAAAGAAATAGGCAGATTAAGGACTTGAAAAAGTTGGTTTCCATTTTATCCGAAGAGTTAAAAAGATACAAGTTGCCTATTGATTTGACAGGACGAAAAATTATTTTGCGTTCTGCCCGTGAGATATTTGACAAAGCAAAAGAAATCACAGAAAAGAGATGCGAAGCAGAAAGAAAAGAAATGGATGACCTTTCCGCAAAATATAGAATTCAAGAAAGTGTTTTGAAATGGGTTTTGGGAGGAGAAAATGAATCCTGAATATACTGAAGGTGACCAAGATAGTTCTATAACAGGTATTCCTATGCTGTGGGAGGATACTTCTAACACTTTGAGAGTTCCTTCGGCAACTAAACCATTACCTATTGATATTAAATCGGGAGCAAGTGAAGGTCTTGCTAACCCAGTTACAACCACTCTTACTTTAACTACTGCTGATACTGCGTATAAGCTGCCTGCGAATGAATTAGCCAACAGGAAATTATTAGTAATTTATAATGCATCAGATGCAGATGTGTTCATTGGTTCTTCTTCCGTGACTACCACAAATGGTATTCTTTTAGAAGCAGGTGGGGTAATGACTATTGATAGCAAGAGTGATTTATATGCTGTGTGTGGGACAGATTCAAAAACTATAAATTTATTGGAGATGTCATAATGAAATACGAAAAAACAGAAGACCCAAACATAATACGACAAATTAAAACCGTTGTAAGCGAGATATATCTTGATAAGCTTGGGGAGCAAATTTTGGAATTAAGAGCACAATTGAGTAGTATCCCTGAAGCAAAGACAAAACCCGACCAAGAAACTTTGGACTTTTGGAATGCGTTAAATGTTAGGGAAGACAAGGAAGATTTAGAAAAGCTGCTAAAAGAAAAAGAAGATTTGCTAAAACAATTGGAGGAGCTGTAATATGGCGATTCAATACTCAGCAGCAGACAATAAAATTACCGTAACAGGCTATTCGGAAGCAACTCCTTGTACCTTTGAAGATATTTATCAGGCAGATAAAGCTGGAACCCTTACCTTAATTGATAGGGATGGAATGAACAGTACAGATGCTAATCCAGTAAATAATACTTACAATCTTTGTCCTGCCGATGAGAAACTTCTGGGCGGAGCAAAGCATGACTTGTATATAGTTGTAGAAAGTTGGAATGCTACTTCTGCTACTGTGAGATTAATTGGGACAAACGAAAACGGTGATAGCTTAACAGAGGATATAAATATCACAGGCAACGGGACATATTACGCTTCAGACTTATTTAAAACTTTAACCCAGACACAGATTACAGCATTTACAGGAACAAGCTTTGATTATTCTCTTGTTCAAGGTCAGTGGGGGGTTGTTTGGAAGCAGGGAGATTATCAATTTCAAATAGATTCTGCCACCATATCTATTTCTGGTTGGCTTAAGGATTATGGGGTTCAAGCATATTTTACTGAAGAAAGCACTGCCGAAAAGATTAAAATAGAGACGGACGGACATTTAATATTAGGCGACCCTTTAGGAAATTTATTGGGAACTTCAATTACTTTCTGGGGAAATGGTGTGTTTAAAAACCACGGTATTTATAATTTGGGTGAAACAATAATATACAATAGTTTAATTCAGGATTTAAATCAATCACATTTTCTTACAAATATAGAAGCAAAGTATTGTGTGATAAACAATGTAAGAGGACTGAAATCTGGGACATTTAATTACTGTTATATTTTTAAACCCAGGTATGGGTTAACTATTTCCCCACCCTTTGATTTTGACTTAAACAATACTTTTATTGATAATTCAACATATATGGTTGTTTATCACGGAACTGGAACAAAAACACTACACAATCTGATTTGCGGCGACACAGGTAATTTTTATATTCATAATGACCACTACGAGCTTCATTTTGTAAATTCCAAAGGGACATGGAAAGGAATTTGCCCTACCCACGGATGCACTGAAGAAAAATATTATAGGGAATATACATTAGACTTAAAGGTAATAAATGAAAATGGTGATACAATCAGTGGAGCAACAGTAAAAATCTGGGATAAAAATGATAATTTAGTTGTAGATACTACAACCGCAAATGGGATAATTCCTACTCAAACATTAGTGCATAGTGATTATCAGCATACGCCAGGAGGGGGCAATTATGATTACACTCAAACAATGCACACCCCCCACACCCTCCAAATCTCCAAAGCAGGATACCAAACTTATAAAAAGAAATTCACTTTAGATGAAAAGATTGACTGGCGGATAAGGTTAAGAAAAATAACAGAAGTGAATTTAAGCAAGCGGGCGAGAATTAATTATTGAGGAGAAAAATGCAAAAATATAAAAACAAGGAGGAAAAATGTTATGGCACAGAATTGAAAAATCTTTCACTCCTTCGTCGGGAGCGTGGTCAGCTAATACTC